TGGTCAACGCGGTGCGTTACGACAACACCTCGGCAATCGCCACAAATGCTCAAATTCGCGTCACCGCTACCTATTTTGTCTAAGGATTGAATTATGGCTTTGACTAAAGTCACTTACAGCATGATTGCAGGCCAGTACGTTAACGTACTGGACTACGGTGCTGACCCTACTGGCGCGGCTGACAGTTATCAAGCCATTCAAGATGCAATTGACGCTGCCGCAGGGCGTTGGGTCTATTTACCCAAGGGCACATACAAGATCACAGATACGCTGTCTTACAACGTAAGCGCTACCTTTGGCTTTACCAGCCCAGGCATAAAGTTGATTGGTGACGGCATGAACGTCACTTTTCTTGACCACCGAGCAGCTAACAAACCGCTAATTGATATTGATAGCGGATCGCATGGTGGCTCTTATGAAGCCTCTATGGGCGCGGTGCTGCGTGAATTTGCCATTATCAATTCCGCATCTACTGCTGGTGCTGTTGGCATTCGGGTGCTTAATGCTTATGAAGTAGACATTCATCACCTGTACATCAAAGGCATGACCAGCCACGGCATAGAGTTGAAAAACGGACTCTATGTCGATGACGGCTGGAACATGATTAGCATTACGCAATGCTGGATCGATAGTTGTGCTGGATGGGGCATTAAGGCAGACGGATCGGCAACGCGCAATGAGGGTTCTTACACTTACTTGCGGGAAGTGTTTTTCCAGACTTGCGGAACAACTAGCGCAAGCACCCCGCCTCCTTCTGGCGGCATGATTTGGAAAGGCCAGATTCTTGCAATGGAATCTTGCGCTTTTGCCAACGGGGTAGAGAATGTTGGCCTTTTCATCAAAGGTGAATCTGGGCAGGGCCAAACTGTTGACCTGCGCAATACTACGTTTGAAAATTGCAAAAAACGTGGTTTGTACGTTACTGGCCTATCTGTATTACGCGGAGATAACCTTCAGTTTTACAACAACAATACCTACACCGCAACAAATCAATGCGAGTTTGATGCCTCAACCTACACTATTAGAGACATTGACATTAACAATGTCACAGTCCGAGCTACCTCTGGCAATAGCAGCCTTACCGCGTTCAAAATTAGCGGTGCAAACGCAGAGCTAGATAGCTGTCGAGTTCGTAACGTTAACTGGGAAAATTTTGATTATTCGGGGCAAGTTCGTTTTGATGGGTGGCAGTTTGACCAAGTACAAAATTGCGGCACTCTGACGGTTCTTAGCGCTAGTGAAGTATTGCTACGCCCTAACCCGCAAGCACCATTTGGTACGACTGTACCGTTGCGACTTGCCGGCCCTAAAAATCAAGGCGGCGTGGGTGTTGCGTCTACCAGCGGGGAGTGGATTGCACATCAAATCCCTACTTCAGGCGTTGTTCTATCGTTAACCGGCTTGGCTGCCAACACAAGGTTTTATGTGTACCTGTATGACAATGCCGGGCTGCCTGCATTAGCTGCAAGTACAACGTCATGGACTATTGGTGCATTTGGCTACCCAGTTAAATCAGACAATGCCACATATTTGTATGTAGGCAGCTTTGAAACTGGCGCAAGCACAGGCACCGCTAAAACGACTGCTGGAGGGTGGTTAAATCCTCAATTAGTGCCGGCTACACAAGTTGGTATTGTTGGCTATTTGTGGGCAGACGCAACTGGCGCATTAAGAATCAAAACAACTGCCTTACCATCTTCAGATACTGACGGAACTGTGGTAGGCACCCAAACTTGACAAGCGCCTTCTTAGCGCATAATCTGAGAACTGTACCGGCCCAGACGACCGGGAACTCTAACGAGTTGACAAATGACTGAACAAGTCCAAGAAGCCCTAGCGGAAGTAGACTCCGCGCAAGCACCCGAGGTGACGGCCACCCCGGACGTAGCATCACCTGCGCCGGAAGTCGCTGAGAGTCAGCCCGAACAACAGCCCGAGGAGAAGAAATTTTCCCAGGCTGAAATCGACGCGATGATCAGCAAACGACTTGCAAGAGAGCAAAGAAAGTGGGAAAGGCAACAGGCCCAACGGCAGGCCGATAAGCCCTCGACGACTGAGCCGCCAGAGCGCGAGCAGTTTGAGTCAGATGACGCGTATGTACAAGCACTGGCCACACGCAAAGCTGAAGAACTGATCGCTCAAAAGGAGGCGCAGCGCCAACAGGCTGAACTGCTGGATGCGTATCACGAGCGTGAAGAAGAAGCGCGCAACAAGTACGAGGACTTTGAACAAGTCGTCTACAACCCCGCACTTCGCATCACGGACGCGATGGCGCAATCAATTCAGGCTTCTGAGATTGGCCCTGAGGTAGCTTACTACCTTGGCGCTAACCCTAAGGAGGCTGATCGCATTTCTCGCCTATCACCTTTATTGCAAGCCAAAGAAATTGGGAAGATTGAGGTCAAATTGGCCACCAGTCCCCCAGTACAAAAAACCTCGTCTGCGCCTGCACCTATCAACCCGGTGACGGCCCGCAGTTCGGGCAATCCGTCTTACGACACCACAGACCCTCGCTCGACGAAGGCAATGGGTGTGTCGGAGTGGATTGAAGCCGAACGGCAGCGCCAAATCCGCAAGATGCAAGCACAGTATCAACGCTAGTTTGAAAGGACTTAGATCATGGCGAATAGCCTGCTTACCATCGACATGATCACGAGAAAGGCTCTGGAAATTCTGGAGAACAACCTCGTGCTCACCCGTAACGTGAACCGTCAGTACGACGACAGCTTTGCTGTTGAAGGTGCTAAGATTGGTTCTACTCTGCGTATCCGTCTGCCCGACCGCGCTCTGGTCACCGACGGCGCCGCCCTGCAAGTTCAGGACGACAACGAGCAGTACACCACCCTGACTGTTGCTTCGCAGAAGCACATCGGCGTGAACTTCACGTCTGCCGAGTTGACCATGCAGTTGGACGACTTCGCCGAGCGCGTATTGAAGCCTCGTATCAGCCAGTTGGCATCGTCTATCGACGCCGACGTGGCCAACAGCTTTCAAGACGTGTTCCAGTCGGTCGGCACCCCCGGCACCACGCCCGCTACCTCTTTGGTTCTGCTGCAAGCCCAGCAGAAGCTAAACGAGGCTGCGGCTGTGATGTCGCCTCGCTACGCCACCGTGAACCCTGCGGCTAACGCTGGCTTGGTCGAAGGCATGAAGGGCTTGTTCAATCCCACCGACACCATCAGCAAGCAGTTCAAGGCTGGCATGATGGGTACTGGCGTGTTGGGCTTCGACGAGATCAACATGTCTCAGTCCATCAAGCAGTTCACCACCGGCTCGCGTGCGACCACTGGCGCTACCGTGAACGACACGCTGGCTGAGGGCGATAGCCAAGTCACTCTCGCTTCCGCTGGCAACGCCAAGACCTACCTCAAGGGCGACGTCTTTACCATCGCTGATTGCTACGCTGTGAACCCGCAAACCCGCGAGTCCACCGGCGCTCTGCAACAGTTCGTGGTGACCGAAGACGCCACCTCGACTGCTGGTGGTGCTGTTACCCTGAAGGTGTCTCCGTCGTTCTACTCTGCTAGCAACGCTCTGGCCACCGTCAACACCATCAGCCTTAACGGTAAGGCTTTGACGTTCTTGGGCGCTACTTCTACGCAGTATCCGCAGAACCTCGTGTACCACAAGGATGCCATCACGTTCGCCACCGCCGACCTCTTGCTGCCGCAAGGTGTTGACATGGCCGCGCGTGCCGTCCACAACGGTATCAGCCTGCGCGTTGTGCGTCAGTACGACATCAACAACGACCGCATGCCTTGCCGTATCGACGTGTTGTATGGCTACAGCGTGATCCGTCCTCCGATGGCCGTGCGTCTGTGGGGGTAACACCATGCCTAACACCAAACCTATTGGCGTAGCCTACGAAGACCAACAACTCGACGGCGCCGTCCTTGGCGCGTCTGGCGGGACGATTGGTTTTTACGGCACCACGCCTATTACCAAAGGTGCGGCGGTGACGACCCTGGCGACCACGCCTACGGCTACGGACATCGCTACGGCAGTTAATTCGATCATCTCCCGCCTTCAGGCGGTGGGTTTGATCTCTTGATTTAAGGAAGGAAATTCATCATGGCATTGCCTAAAATTGGTGATGGTGAGCAGATTGGTGACGGCAACCTGGGCGAAACCCTAAACGTTGGACGGGCTGGTCAGCCCCTGCAACTGGGCGGCGCGTCGGGCACCGTGGGCTTCTACGGGGAAACCCCTGTGGCCCAAGGTGCGGCAGTGACCACTTTGGCCACTACGCCTACCGCTACTGACATCGCTACTGCGGTGAACTCGATCATCTCCCGCCTCCAGGCGGTTGGCCTGATCGCGTAATGGAGTTACTACTTGGCTGCGGTTCTAGCCGCGTCAAGAAGTTGCACCAGCAAGGCCGTCCCGATTGGGACGGCCTTGTCACGCTCGATCTTGAGGCTAGGCACAACCCGGACGTTGTGCATGACCTGAACTTGCC